CACGAATTTTAAATCTCTTTTGAATTTCATCTTCCATATGTTGTTTTTTATTCACATACTCTTGTGCAATCTGTTGGTCTTTATTAAGGTTCTTGCGAGTTTCAATAGCATCCAATGTAAATGGATTACTCATACAATGTTCACAATCTTCATCGTGTGTTACATTGTGTAGTTTTTCAATCTTATCCAATTTAACTCTAACATCAGATTTAAGTTTATCAATTTCAATTTGAAACAAATCTCTTTCTTCTTCAAGTTTTTCTAATTCAAAGTATTTATCTTGAACACCATCTTGTCTATAACTTGACATCTTCTTACTGATATCTTCTATTGCTCGCTGTAAATCATATTCTTCTACTTGTAACTCATCCAGTTTTAAATCTACATTACCAAACATTCCTCTAAGTTTTGTTTCATCGGTTTTTAAATCACCAAATTCCCGTAAACTATCATCGACTGGTTTTAATCTTTTAGTCTCGTCTTTTATTTCTGATAATATTTCTTTAATTGAATTTTTTAAATTTCGTTCATCTTTTTTGAAATCTTTTTGTTTTGATGTTAACATAATCAACTCATTCGTTATTGATGCCAATTCACTATCGTAATCTGATTTCTTAAAATCTCTTAGAAGTATATTCACTTCTTTAATATCTTCAGATGCCTGGGTATATAGTCTATCAAATATATTCAATCCCATAAATTGTAATAATAACTCTTTTCTTTCTTTTTGAGTTTTATCAATAAATACAGTTGAGTTATTTTGTGAACTCATAGATGTGAGAATGAAATCCTCATAATTACCAATAACTCGCTTGATGTTATTCTGGGTAGTTCTTCGTTGGTCTCCATTTAATGATAACTTCTCACCAGTCTCATCAATCATCCAAAATTCTATATCAACTTTGACATGACCTGTTCGTAAATTCTTTTTACCTATTTTCTCAATAAAGTAATCTGTACCATCTACCTCAAAATTAACTTTACAATATAAATTAGATTTTGAATTATTAATAATTTTATCTGCCTTATATGATCGAGAACTCATATCAAATAAGTTAAAACATAGAGCATCTAATAGTCCTGATTTACCTGCAGCATTGGGTGCAAATAATCCAATCATCCCATTTAGTTTTGTGAAATCTACTACATTATCTTCCCCATAACTAAATAAATTACTAAACTCGAATCTCTTTAATTTCCAATTAACATTTCGTTGGATATCTGCTTCTGGTATAACCGCATTTAAATCAGTAAGTACTTTTTTTATTTGTATCATGGTGTCATCGTCCACAATATGATTGTTATTCAAATACTCACTAATTAATTTATATTGATAATCTACACTATTAATATCCCCAATATTAATTTTCTTATCTCTAATCGTTTCTGTACTCAATCCATCAACTCTCGTAACAACTGATTCTTGAATATTAGTCATTTTATGTAGTTTAGTTAATAATCGTTTTAATTGAGCAGGTTTTGTATTACTCACTCTAATACGAACTCGTGGTTTATTAGGTAGATTTGGGAGTTCTGGTAATATACCATTATCTATATCGACTGTATAATAACCAAAATCATTATGTATTTCTATGTATTCGGATGTTCTATTTGGCACATCCCATAGTAAATAACCTTTTCCAATATCTTCACCGTGATTCTGTTGAACTAATGAACCACAATATGAAATCGTTTCTTCTTTATTTAAATGTTGTCTTTTGTGAATATCTCCAAGTAATCCTAAATCATATCCATCAAACATTTTCATTTTGACTTTAGATGGTAACTTGAATCCTAAATCAGTTTCACTTCTATCTACTGTTCCGTGAAACAATACAACTTTAGTTCTATCACCTGGAACATCTGTAGCTTTAATATAATCTTTTTCGTTATCCCAAACATCCCATACTACAAAATCAACATCCGCACAGGTATAAATTCCTGTTCGTTTTAGATAATGTAAATTTGGGTGATTTAAGTTTTCTACGATAGGTGTTAAACAATCCATTCTATTTAGATTATTTAAATTACAATCGTGATTACCTGCAATGATAATCGTAGGACATATATCAGCTAAGTTTTTGAATAATTTAGATAACATATCAATTAACTCAGGGGACATCTCACACTTAGAATGAGCTATATCACCACCAATATATGCTACGGCATTATCTGGATTCTTTTTTACTTCTTCATATAACCCTTCGAATACTTCTGCATATTCTCTATGTCGTTTCAGATTACGAATTTGTATATCTGATATGTGGTGTATGTGTTTAAGTTTCCGAAACGGAACTTTTATTTTATTTTCCATAGATTTTCATTCTCATTAGTTCTTTAAAGTTTACTTCGGTTGAAGTATTTAGTTTGTCAATCATTTTTATATATCCCAATTCACTTGGGTCGGTTTCCGTAAGTTTGACAAAGTTTACGGAAATTCCAGAGTTAAAGAATTTTTTTATCATTTTTAAAGAGTCTTTAAATGCGTCTTCATCCAAAGAAATTATTATATGTTTAACCCTATTTTTTATTATCTTTTCATAAAGTTTAGGTAATATGGTTTTACCGAATAATGGTATAGAGTTATTTTTAATAGCAATGGCATCAAATACTCCCTCACAAAGAACAATCGGCTGACTCCAATCTATATACAAGTCGAATCCGATAATATCTTTAGCTATAGGGGGATTTTTGTATTTCATTCCACCCTTATAAAAATCTCTCCCTACGAAATAATTCAATACTCCATCAGTATCATAACTCGGTATAATGATTCTATTTTGATACACTCCATTTAAACAATAATGTAAATTGTATCGTAGTATATCTTCATCGGTTAAACCTCGTTCATATATAAATTTAAGTGCGTGTAACTTCTGTAATGAATCTCCACCATTCCATAATGGTTTAGCTTCCTTCGGAAGATTTAATACAATATCTTTCTCATCTTTCTTATCTGAAGTATAGTAAGTTGAACCAACAGCATCACTCAACTCTTTGAATAAACTTCTATCTGCATTTACTTGTTTTAATAATTGGAACAGATTATGTCCACCTTGATTACTTACCCAACAATGCCACTTACCAGTCTCTATATTGACTTGTAGTTTCTGTTTGTGATGAGAGACAAATGGACTCCAATACATATATTCATTTGTCTTCTTTAATTTATTACCCTTTGATTTAAGGGCTTTGTCTAATATGTTTATAACTAACTGACTCATTTAATCAACTTGATAAATTCCTTTAATTCTACAACTGCATAAGTTTTACTTCTATTTCTTTTAAATATCAATACAGGAGTGGATTCTTTAGAATTACCTTCCGCCTGTTCTAACGATGACCATATATTCAACTTTTCTTGATTTTTACATTCGATTGAATACGGTATAAGTTTACGGGCTGCAGGTGATAATTGAATATCTTCGCCTGAATCTCCCATAATTGCTGATTTAATATCATCAGGTTCTAAATCTTCTTTGAATGTTTCGAGAAGTACATCTCTTACTGAATTCTGAAGGCGTTTACCTTTGTTTTTTGCTGAACGAGTCTTCATATAACTATATATAAATATAAGCTAAAATCCCCAAATTAAAATTTATTTTTCCATTTTCTATTATATTCTTGTTTAGCCCAATTTTCGGCTCGTATTTCCCATTTATTTTTATCATAACGATTAAAACCATCAAACTCTGCCATATTACTGGCTTGAATATATTTCTTTAAAAATCTTTTTTTACCATATTTCTTTACTTGAGTTGCATGATGTATCTCATGTAATACACTAATGATAAATTCAGAAACTTTTGGGTAACTTTTTCGTAATTTAATTACATCATTATCAAAATCATAATCACCTTCATTTTTACCAAAAGTACCAAATTTTATTTTACTTCTCAATCCATAATGTTTTACTAATTCGGAAGCTACATATTGAAAATCTGCTCTCTCATCCAGCTGATAAAGTTCTTTTAATGTTGTCATTTATTAATTACTCCTTGAAATAAAGCTTTAGCAACTTTCTTACCATATGATTTATCACTTGGATAATGTGCTTTAGCTATAATTCTTGAATGTGATACTCTTTCAGCGAGTTCTTGATATTGGTGTGAACCCCTTGGGTCTACATTGGAAAATAACTCTGCAATCAAATATGCCTGTACGGCATGTCCACTTGGATAACTTGGTGTTTTCATACTATCTAATTCTGTACCATTTAGATTCAACTCATATATTTCTGCAACTTGATATGGTCTTGGACGATTATAATGATATTTTAAATCCATAATAAATTTAGCAGATTCTTTAATAACTTTATTTACATATTCCTTAGAAAGTGGTATATTGTTCTCTTCAATTAACGGTATAAAGTTTTCTTTAATATCATCCCCTCGTTTAACTTCTTCCTCATTAGTTTTTAATGTACTCAAATATTTCAACTCTCGCATTGTATCTGGTGAATCATTATCAGGTTTTGGACGATAAGGTAATGCTAAATTTTCATGGAAAACACTAAGTTTCATATCCATCTTTTTTTGATGTTTAGGTGTTACTTCTTCAGTATAAACCAATGATTTCAATTCTATTAGTTCTTTCAATTTAATCATGAATATTGTCCAAATTTTGGTTTTTGTGTACCACCATTTTTCTTCAACCACTTCTTATGTTGTTTTGCAGTTCTACCTTCGGTTTTCCATTTCTCATTTAATTTTTGTTTTTTTGCTTTTCTCATTTTTGCTTTACTATTTGGCATTATCTACCACCATAATTATGATACGGCGATTCTTCTGAATCTGTATCTATTTTTAAATTTGAAAACTGTATTTTACCATTCATATTAGCACCTATATATGGATTGAAAAATGTTCCTTCACCTTCACCACTTATTATCCAAGTATCTCCACTTTCATTTATCACATCTATATGAGCTGAACCACCAACGGCTACATCTGAATCTCCAACGATTTCCATTCTTACCCATTTACTCGGTGCCCCGTGAATACATTTTCTAGCACATACTGGACATTGAGCTGGCCAGTTATATTCACCTATATCAATGGGTTTACCATTTTCAGTATCACCTTCCCAATCAGTAAATACTACTGCATAATGTTCTTTAGTTAATTCAACTCTACCACCGTCTTTTTGAAAGTGGATAACTAATATCTTTTTAATGTATGTAGTACTGTCTTCTGTATTAAAATATTCAACTTCTTCACCATAAGTTGTTATTTTTTCATAGTTTGATTGTACATCTACTTCTTCACCATCCAACCACAATTGCATTGGAAATGGTTCTTCTTTTATATTGTCTTCACATCCAAGTGCAAACAATAACGGTATTATTACTAATAGTTTCTTAAACATATCAGTCTCCTTTTTAAAATACATCACCTGCTAATGTATTGGTTATTTCTTTTTTAATATCCTTTTGTGTTATCCCTAAATTACCATCCATATCTGGTTTCCAAACTTTTTTCTTTGATCCATTATGAAACAAAGCTATTGATGGATAATTTCTCAACCTTAATTTCTTTACAACTGATGCAACATTATTCTCATGTACCTGTATCACAACGGCCTTTTCATGTCCTTTAATATCTTTTATCATCTTAGGATCAATATTTTTCAGTTGATAATCTGCATTAAATATCACCACAACAAACCCTTTAGATATTGCTGACTTAAAAGTTTTATCTGTAATTTCTACTTTTGATTTAGGTCTTGTTTGACTTGATACTGTACCCATCATAACAAATCCAAGTACAAACCAAAATAGAAAATTTCTTATTATTCTTGTTTTTTTCATTTACTTCCCACCTTAATTCTCAGTTCTGTAACTTGATTTTCTAATTCTTCAATCTTTTCTTCATACTCATCTAATTTTTCAAATACTGCATCCATATCTTCTTGAAGTGCACCAACATTATCCTTATATTGTTCATATGAACGCGGCCAGTTATATCCTTCTGGTTTTGATGGATACTCTTGGTCATATATGTTACCAATCGCAGGTAACTCTTTTGCTTCTTGTATGTCTGCTTGTAATGCGTACCAAAATCCAACCATTGTTGCAATACCAACTCCAGCACTAATCATCGTCTGAATGGATACTTTGAATTTTGTATTTTTACTCAATTCTGATCCTTCCACTAAATCTGGTGGCTCAACGGTTGGTATAACTGGTGTTGGCTCACTATGCCCATTCTCTAACAAAATATCTGTTAAATCTTCCATAGTAAGAAATCCCTTATCAATTAAGATTTCCCCTATCTTTCTATTATCACCTTTTATTTGTGATTGTACAGCTGATGCTAATTGTCGTTTAGTTATTACATCTTTAACGAGCAACAGCTGACCTAATTTCTTTTCATCCACTTATTCTCTCCGAGTGATTAACAATCACAATTTTTACAATTGCAATTTTCACATTTACAATCTGGGTTTTTACATGAGTTTAACATTTTTATCTCTCCTATATTAGTTTAAAAACTGATAATTTAACCCTATTCTTACATCATAAGTAGGGCGTTCCCAATAGTATAAATATTTACCTTCAGCATAAAATCCTAAATTATCTTTTAATTTAAATCCGATTACTGCACCGAAGTCATAATCATTCCATTGTTCTATTTCTGCATCCATAAATTCAAACTCAAGTGGATCCCCACCTCGTTTTTCATGTTCTTTAAATGCAAATGCATTATGGAAAGAGTATTTATCTAATCCATAGTGGATAGGAAACAAAGTTCCCCATGCATGTATCCAAAAGTTCTCTGTGTATTTATAGTAATCTAAACCGAATGATAATGATATTTCTCGTTGATTACCTAATGCCTTTGTTTTATCGTCAAACCAATTTTCTAATAATCTTGGAAAATGATATTGGTAAAATTCTCTATCAGACATTGCCATTAGATTACCATCTCTATCAAACCATCTATAATCCAATCCTACATATCCAACATAATCACCAGTTTGTGAGTCGTAAATTCCAATTCCACCATCTCCAACTTTATCTCCGTCTATATCACCTAAGTATCCTTTATCATCTACACCAAATTCATGTGATGCGAAATCCCACCAAGAACCTGAATACCAACTTGTATCTATAACGGTAGGGGCAAATCCATAAACTGGATGTTCTCTCCCACCAATACCAACTGATAGATTTAGACTTGCATCCTCTAATAGAAATTCTTTTCTAAATCTTAAATCTGCTTGGGAATATTTAATGTCTTCTAATTGTAAATCATGGTATTTAATTTTAGCAATAAACCAATCACCAAGATATCGTAAATTATATTCTTGAGATGTAAACTCCTCATCCCATCTACGATTTTCTTCATATTTTATTAAATACTCAAATCCTTTAACTCTACCAATTGTAGCAGCATCATTTGGACTTGATTCATTTCCTTTATACCAATCTCCACCTATACCCGCATTTTTAACTCCTCGTTTTGGTTCATAATGAAATCTTGCGATTTTTCTTATACCAAATGAGAAATCAAAATCTGGTTTTAATTCTATATCTTCTTTATTTACACTAATAGTTCCACCCTGCCAATCTGGTAGGCCAGTTTCTGGATCTATTAACTGCAATCTGTATCTATCATCTTCCCATTTAGGTGAAGATAAATTAAATCCAGCATATACAGTTGAATATTTAAAAAAGTCTGTTATTGTATTCTGTGAAAACACAAAACTAAATAACAATGGTATCATCCATAATTTTCTCATACTTCGTTCACTCTATCCCTTCGAATGTTATTTGTTAGGTCTATTCCAACCACCAGGTTTTTTATGACCACCCTTACGATGTTTTCTGTCATTTACACCAATGTAGTATCCAATACCACCTATCACAACAATTCCCACAGCCTTACGAACCCAACCACTTCTATGTTTTTTAGATTCTTTACCTGCATGTTCACCTCGTTTCGAATGAGCTCTTCTGTGAGCGGCATCAAATTTTCTCCACTCAGCATTTTGTAATCCTACAATAGCTCTTTTTGTCCAAGATTTTTCTTGTTGTTGAACATTATCTTTATCTTGTTTATCTCCTTGTTTCGGTACATCTTGTGCCAATAATGGTACACATAATGCCAAAATCATAATTAGTTGTTTCATAGTCAATCCTTTCGATAGTTAATTGATTATGTCTTATTAATAAATATTAAAACCTTTAAAATTTAGGTAAAACTAACTACTTTTTTATAATTTTTTTCCCTTATCTCGTACAGTTTTTTCTTTAGAAACTGTATGTAATGATTTTTGCTCTTCAACAGATAGTGAGTCAGTCGATTTGGGCAAATAGCCGTCTTTAGCACGGCGTGAACCACGCGGTAATCGTTTCTCTAAGGTTAAGGATTTTAGTTTTTCATTGGGCACTACCATTTTACTTCCCCTGTCGGTCATGTAAAATACAGTTTTCGTCATTCCAACTCTCACGACTCTGGCTTCTCGTCCACTAATGTAGATAACATCATCATTATTAAAATCATTACCCACAAAGATCTGCATACCCTGTATCATATTCATTATGGACTCTTTAAAAAAGAACATAATACTAAATGTAACTACCATCCAACCATAATGCCCTATTAGGGTTTCAAAAAACCCTCGAACATCGGTATCCATCTCAGCCTTCTCCTATTTTAATTTAAAAAAATTACTCTATTCTAATCAATAATAAATAGGATATATACTTAATTAAACATCAAATCGTATAACTATATTTGTGTTCACCTCTTTACTTAACTTAACAGCTTTACTTAACTTACCGATAGCCATTAGTTCATTGTTATCATTGTAAAGTCCTACAGTACTAACATATGGTTGAAATTCTGAATGTGTTGTGTATGATGCCACCTTAGAAGCTGCATTATAAAATGGTTTATAACTGCCCGTTCCCATGCCCGTTGGTTGATCACCTGGTGGGAAAAATCTTGACATTGATACACTTCCCTCTGCAATTGATATACTACCACTTCGTTCAAATGTAGCACTTATATTAGTACTTAAATTAAACTCACTTGGTGTAGCATCCACAACATATTCATGTTCATATAATGTAGAAGTTGCTTTATAATTTAAAGTATGTCCTGTAGAAGTTCCTACATTTACATAAGAACCTGTATCGGTTATGACAATTTGGCCATGTTCATAAAAAACATTACCTACCTCACTACCACTTCCATTTGATTGTACACCTTGACTCCTATCAAATGAACTTGATTTAAATGCAGCATAACTTGCTGAATGAGCAAAATCAAATAGATTACCATCTCCATCATCTCGGATATCAAAAGTTTGGCCATCAGCTGTAGCTGATAGTGTTACACTTTCTGGATGCATCTGTTCACCGAATAATTGTCTTGGTATGGAAAATATTCTTGCCGTACCATTTAGTTCTCGATTAATTTTTTTAGGATTATTACCACCAAATGTTCCATATGGTTCAGAACTTCTTTTATAATATAGTTGGTTTATTCCATGCCAATTAGGTAAATCATAGAATGTACCATATTCAAATGCACTTGCAGATTGAACATAACTACCAAAACTCTGTGAAGCTGCGGAACCTGTATTGAAATTGTAATGAGAACCACTAACTGCTTTTAAAACAAAGTGGCCACTTCCACTATCATTATTAGATAGTGTGAATGACTTATACGCTTTAAAAGATTTAATTGACTTATTCGATGGGTCAATGTTTTTTAACATTATACTTCCCCTTAGAAGTCAAGTTTTACTTTTATAATAGCTTCCCTTGAATATGATTTCAGAACAGGTTTACTTAATTTAGCAATAGCCAACAACTCATTGTCATCATTGTACATACCTACAGTTGTAATATAAACTTTAGGGTCTTTGAAGAAAGTTTGTTGTGTTAATGCTCCATCTGAACCTGTAAAGAAAGTTGGATTGGAACTAAAGTTGTATCGTTTGTTATTCACTCTACAGAAAAAGTTTGTTGAAGTTATTTCTTCTTCTCTACGAACTTGAACTTTATTACCTGTTACCATTGAATTATAAAATTTCTGTCCATTGTCATCAAATGCATCTGCACTTCTGGCACTTGCCATTGACGCACTTGCATCAAGTTGGGATGCACTTAATAAAATAATTCCTAAATCTGGATAGAATGTACCAATTGCTCCGCCTGGTTGAGAAGCTGCTGCAGTATTAATTACTCCTGCCCCAGTCTCTAATGAACCTGAAACAATATTGTATACTCTTCCACCCTCATTAACAGTTGGATTATTAGTTGCTCCACTATCATCAATTAACTTTAATGGTGAACTTCCAAGATGTAATTCCCAATTACCTGGATCAATCTTTTCTCTCATACGAGCTCTATTGAACGAGATGAAGTAAAAATCATCTGCAGTAGAAGCTGCACTTGTGAATGTAAATTTTTCCGTATTTGGTGATAACAAAACATTTCTGAATTGTCGATACATCCCAGCAGTTTGTCTTCCACCACTTGTTAATTTGGTAGTATTTCCTGCTGAACCACTTCCATTAAAATTAGCATATCCTATATCAAATTGTATCTCGGATGTTGAATCACTTGGTACTTTATGATATATTGCACGATACGAACCACTTACATTACCTAATGCTGATGCTGTGAAGAACGAAGTTAATGTACCACTCCCACCACTAAAAATACCACTTGATACTTTAGTTCGTTGATTTTCAACTACATCGTTTTCAAAATCGAATCTTGTAAATACTGACATCATCTACTCCTTATAATTTACTTGGGTCTGCTTTAACAGTAACTGCAACATTATATGTCGCCCCTGTGTCCAACCCAATTACGGTTACATTTGTTGAAGTATCGGTAGTTACAGAACGAGAAACGACATTTACAGATTTTCCTGTAATTGTTATTGAACTCTTTCTCTCTTCCTCGTTTAAGAATACTGGAGTAGTTGCCCCTGCATTAAATTGTAAATCTGCAATTTCCATATCTTCCATTTCATCTAAAAATGCGGTTGCACCCAATCTACCAGCTGCTCCTGCGGAAAATCTTCCACCGATTCCAGCTGCACCACCTCTTCCTTTATTCTTTTTGATTCTTCGTCTTTTCGTATTTGTCGAATTTCTAACGACTACTGGAGTCAAGTTAGCTATAATAGCATCGTGTAAGATAAAACTATATCCACTTTCGTTATCACTACCATTTCGCGTGTTTGGTGTAATAGTTTGGGTAATACCAGGACCATTGAAAACTAATGTTGGTGATGGAATTTCAAGTATTGGTAATTTAGCAGTATTCTTCGGTAAAGATACTAACTTATATCTCATAACTTGATTCTCATCTACAAAGGCTTCCAATAACGGCATATTCTCAATTACTGCTCCGTAATAGTTTGAACCATTCGGATGTGCTGTATCCCATAGACTGTAATCTATTTCGTCATCCGATAATGCAAACTTTGTTATTCTAAACTCGTCCTGCCCTCTTGCCAAAAGTTCTCGACCTTTCTTGGTAAGAATAGCATCAACGGTTATGCTTGTATTGTTTAGAAATCCCATTTTCACGCGTCGTGGGGATGTCCAAACGACTGATTTTTTATTCATTTAAATACTCCTATTGAGTTTATATTTGAGATGGAAAACCTCATAGATAAATATATACTTACTCATCTTTTATTCAACTTTTAGTTTAGAATCACCTGGTTCTTGTGTTACAAGTTTTGTTGGTGATGTTATAGTTATCTCAACGGGGTCTTTACCATCGATTGTATTTTTCTTTGTTAATAATAGACCTTTATAAAAAAGTCTAAAAAGCTTTGAGTCATATGCCATACTCTGATATTCAGCTGGTTCAAATGATGAACTAAATGGATTATCGGTATATGCGTCTAATGAACTCGTATAATTCTTATATCGTATTTCATTGTGTTCTGATATTCTTGATGAACTAATATATGGTTGTAGTGTTTCTGTAAATGTAGATGATATTCCACCTTGTGTAACACTAGCAGTTGCATATGTATTACCAAATTCTGTTCTCGGGTCTATTTCACTCAATCTCACCAATGATGGCATTGCTAATGTTCCAAGTGAACCACTTTCATTATTGTGTATATTTATAGTTCCATTATAGTTTGGAAACTCGCCAGTTAGAATCATCATCCTATCATCAGAACCACTTATATAATTAGTCATATCTATTCCATGATCAAAGTGTCCTGCATTTTCAAAATATTGATTATCAAATGATGGTGGTTTACCAACTACAACTTTACTTCGTTCTAATATGTTTGGTTCAATCAAAACTCCAAGAGTTGTGTTTGCTCTTGCAGGTGATAAACTTCTAAGTTGTTGCCAAATACCACTATCGTAATAATCTATGATTCTCAAATAATCCCAAAAGTTATTTGTTTGTGAATATTTTTTCCAATACTTTCTTTGTTGTAATTCTAATCCACGATAACTATCTTCATAAACATCTCTTGGGTCTCCAACCAAATTATCAAAATTAAAATCCGCTATGGAATACATTATATCTTCATTCACTACATCTGTAGGTGAAAAGAATACTCCGAGTTTATTACTATCTATAGGTGCAAAATCTTGTGATGATTTTTCTTTTCTAACATTAGATGATAATGGTCCAATTATAGTATTATCCTCTAATCGTATCTTGGTTGCATTTCTTCTATTTGGTCCAATGTTTGGAACTCTTAATTTTTCTTGGTCAACTATACTTCTAAATTGATTCCCAACAAAACTTTTAGCACTACCAGTTGCATTATATGTGTTAGAAAAACTATTATCAGTAAAACTCGAAGTTGCATGTAATGTTATATTATCATTCAATTGTGTTCTATGTATCAAATTATCAAAGAAAGATTCGGTAGTATTTCCATTATATGATTTTGGTGCCATTACATGATTCTCAAATACACTCTGAGATAAAGGTTCACTCCACAATCTAAATTCCATTACAGAACCACTTAGTTGTGTACCATAAAAACCTGTTCCATTACCACCAATACTTACTTCCCCATCTGCAGAAAATTTAGTATTTGTAGTTGCAGTACTTGTTGTTAAACTTTGACTACTTGCAAACAATACTACTTCTCTACTTGAATCATATTGTTTTGTTGTTAATTCATATTTTATATTTTGTGTAGTTGTATCTGCAGTTAAATCAACACCAGTTGCTAATTTTCTTGTCAACATAACACTCCACATATCATCATTATAAAATGGTAATAAAGAAGAACTTACTGTTTCAACAGAACTACCACTAATTGCAAATTCTAAATAACCATAATCATCAGTTGCTCCATTATCTTTTAATAATATTCCCCAATCAGTTCCTTGATTCAATAAAACTTGGTCTTTTGATTCAGGACTTCTAAATCTAAGCTCAACTGTTTCGGGTTTTATTCCACTCGTACCATCATTTTTCCATTCCACTCCAACATATTCTGAAGACTTAAAATCTAATGCATAAGTAAACTTTCTTTTTATCTCATGACTAACTCGTGTTCCTTTATCAGGACCACCATACTCACGGATTCTCAATATGGAACTTGGAATACCATAACAATTCAACAACCCTTTCATTGCTCTTTGAGTACCTTTAGTTTTCATAAAGAATGGCATGTTTGATAAAAGTCGTTTCCATATTTCTTCGGTTATTTGTTCCTGTGGTGATTCATATTTAGCAGTTCCATCTGCTTGTTTACCTAACAAATATTCTGGAAGAATCATTAAATCATTACCCTGAACTACTTCCCACCCCATAGTTTTTGCAACTTCACGGACAATATCTTTTGAAATACCCTCTGATAGTTTATTACTTCGTTCATTCATATCTGTGAAATGTTTTAGATAAACATATATCTCATCAAATTGTTGTCCTGCCATATCCATAAAATCTAAGAATGGATTGTTTTGAGAATCACTTGCTACATGAAGTGGTAAATTATTTACTAACCTATCACGATTGTTTCTATCAAAATCTTTTGCATAATCTTTCCACGATGTAATCCAAGTTGTAGCATCTGAACCACTCGTGTGAACTAATGTATATGGTGAAGTTGAATTTTCTTTTGGCCAAGATGCTGAGTAGTATTCTCCTACCGAACTTGAAGCATATGAAGATGATTCAAAATACATATAATGTTCAAATGGATCAAATGAATTAACCACTCTTCGTTTTTTAGCATTAAACTCACCGATAGTTTCTGCTGAACTCGTTACCCTTGAGAATGAATCACTTGATGAAACATATAATTCAATTAATTCTAATTTCTTTTTAAAATTATCAATTCTTTTTTCTGCACTACCAAAGTGAATATGATTAGCAAATCCATAATCAGTTACATCACTTCCTAAATAATCGGTTCTTCTTGTATAATCAACATTGACTTGTGTATCAAGTAAACTCTGCGAGACTAATTTATTTTGAATATCTTCTTGTACACCTGGATCTGTTCCTATTAATTGTGTATAGTTATTAAAGCTTGTTCCTCGAAAATTTATTGGATTGTTAGCTGAATTAAAATCTGGTAATCTTAAAAATAATATTTCAGGATCTTCTTCTACAAATGGAACTAAAGTAATCGTATCTTCATACGGCTCCATTTTTTCTTCTACGAAATAAACTAAATCCATTTCCTCAATTTCATCAGGTAATTTATCATATAACTTTACAAATCTTGCAGAATTCCAATGGGTTTTATGAACAAGTTCATCAGCGTGAACTCCTCGTTTATAATTTGTTATTAAATTATAAGTACCATTACAAACCATATAAGTATTTAATCTCTCAACTTGTCCTTTTTTGAACTTAACAAAACTTTCATCAAATATTTTTCGTGAATTATCTTCACCACTATGCTCTAAATTAGTAGCACCTTGTTCATATGAAATATCAACTCTAATTCTATCACTATCCAATACCTCAGTTATTCTCCCAACATAATCAATTGGTATTACAATTGCAGGTGGTGGTGTTGGGATTGTTGGCACTTCAATTGAAACTGTACTATCAATTATTGCCCCTCTAATTTTGTCTGGAGTTACACTTGGTGGTGGTTCATTGACTATAAATTCTTGTTCGTTAAAGTAAGGTGTACTGATTGTCGTACCATTATCGCGAGATAAGTTATCATCTTCTTCATCAAAGGACTCGGTTCTCAACATAGTGATTTGTTTTTCTCTCCACATTTCAAACTTCTTCATTGTTTCCCACTTACCAAGTGTAGCACAAACGACATTGTTTGCAACTATTGTATGGTGTTTATCAAGAATTAAATTATAAACATTAAGTGGGTTAGATCTAAATAACTTACCAATCTCGTGAGCCTTATACCATTTACCACGATACTTCATTGGATGGTTATCTGTAGTTGTTAAATTCTTAAATTTAGAAAGTGTATCTCCATATGGTCGTTCATCTTTAATTACTTTTAATACTTTTGCATAACCAATTTCTGTTTTGACTTTCATTCCTCGTTGTAAATACTTAATTGGAACTTCTCTACCATTACTTAATTTTACTTTTGTATTCCCTGTAAAACATACACCTGAAAACTTATCATCTCCACTAATCCTTTCCTCATCTACTACTCTTGCATTAATCTGCTCATCTACCGTTGGTTGTACCACACCTTGTGTAATATCTGAAAATAAATCTAAATTACTTAAAGACTCTGCAGAAAATATTGGTTGAGTCATCATATTAATATCTGGCATTGGTGGTAAATTGGCAGCAATCTGTTGTCCAGTAATACTATACATTCCCTTAATTGTTATTTTACCACCAACCATTGCATCACTAAAACCTGGGTCTTTATCATGTGGGGTTAATACTAATATATTAGGGTCGGTTAAATCCCATCGTATTTTTCCAGCCGTTGAAGTTTTTTTAGGTGTGTATGTCATCCACCAATTTAATTGTCTTAAATTTCTTTGATAAATTCTATTTTGAATATTTTGAGTATCAACTTCTATTTCAGTTCGATTTGGTGATATTTTCTTTACAACATATTTTAATTCTTTTGGAAATATTTCTTTTAGTTCTTGTCTTGATTGAGCCTTACCGAATTTTTTAGTAGAGTAATATTTCGTTTCTCCATTAATAACTTTTGTCTGAACTTTACCAACATGAACCGAACCTAACTCATTTACAAATACAGTTTGTTCTTTCCCAGCTACTCGTTTTAAAAACAAATACTTAACTTTATAAGTTCCCTCTGTGAATCCCATTTCTCGTAAATGTCCACCAATATCCAAATCCATAACTCTGCCATCATCATTTATATCTGCTGGAAACTTTTCAGAACCAACTAATACATCTTCCTCTTCGCCTGGTGTATAAACATAAAGATGTATATAATCTTCACCTCTCCTACCAAATCCTGATGGTAGGAATCCTGGAATCTCTAATTGTTCTTTATCTTTTTGATTTAATCCATATTCTAACATACTAACCGCCTGTTGCTACTTTTTCAAGTTCTTCTTGTAATTCTATTATAGTTTCATCTAAAGTTACATTTAATTCTGTTTGAGCATCTATCTTGGATTGTAATTCAATTCTCATACCTTCAAGTTCAGGTGGTGTTACTTCTGGTTCTGATTTTGGTGTTCGAATCATGGATTCTAATTCTCTAAAAATTCCCTTTTCATTTCCACCTATTCCTTCAGGACCAAAGAACTTTAACCACAATTCTTTATTTGAAGATTTTTGTACAACTGGTAATCTAACATATTGGTGTGGTTGTTCCATTGAATTACCTGGATTTTTTGGATCTTCATATGATAGCAAATAACCACTTTCATCTCTCAACGGGTCTGTAGCGTCAAGTGCTGAACCAGATATGGCAGCTCTTTTCTTTTCCTCTTCTAAAGATTTTAAAAGTTTGTGTTCATCTGCATCTTGTACATCTTTATAATAATCTGTATTTCTAGCTTGTTTTATTGTATAGGGCATTTTACCTCACCACTTTAAATTCATATCCATCATCATACACCATTGATGATTCATCTGCTCCACTACCACTTACTACTTTAATTTCGAACTTGTAATGTCTTTCTGGTTGTAACCCATCCATCCACATATTGAAATAGTTTCCAGTAGAATCACAACTAACAATTGAGCCTGTTCCAAATGGAACTATAACATCATCAGTTAATGAATCTTTTACTGAATAGTAAGTTCCTTGTCCAAGAGCCTGACTACCACTTGGTAAAGATTTTACAGTTAACGCTGCGGGTGTAGTAGAAAATCCTCTTGTTGGATATAGTTCTCTACCTACTAATCTGAATTTTACTTTTGATTTTTCTTTATATTCAGATTTAATATTTTTAAAATAAACAGTTAGGTTATCTAAATCGGATGAAGCTAAAGCACTTAAACTTCCAGTACTCCATACACTATCATCCCACTCTACTTCTAACTTCGGTGGAAAAATTGTATTTGTCTCTCGTGAGAAAAATTTTAAATGTCCTATATGATTAGCATCACCTTCATCTGAACCTGTTGCTGTTGTTGGATCAAATATAGAATACATACTCTGTGATGTTGCTACATTTTGTCTCTTTACAATAAACCCATTGTTCGGAAATATTGAACTTGAATAAATATGATTCTTAACCAAATCACTTACATCCATACGAATGTCTGATGTTTCATATACTAAATTTTGTGAAGAACTAACTTCATACTGACTACTAATACTTGAAGTAAACCAAGTTCCACCTTGTGTATCACTTCCACTCACCCATTCAGTTTTTACAGTATCACTATCACGATACTTCCAACTCGCCCCATCACTTAATACTGGATCTCTACTATAAAATCCTGTACCACCATTCCAACTTCCACTTACAATATATGAATATAATGTTTGTTCTACAGCCAATTCACTTGAAACTGCATCATATAGATTTAAATAATATTTTGCAGTACTTGGAATAACTCCTGCATTTACTTGTGTAGTAATGTAACTATAATCAAATTTAATAAGTATTCGTGATACCCCAACCGTTGTTCCCGTTGAATTAACTTCTTTCCTAACTTCTAATATTTGATCAATTCCTGTATTAATAGAAGAACTTACATTTCCCTCATAAATTGTTGTGTCTACTACTGGATATTCAAAATAATACATTATACATCTCCTACTACTCTACCCTCAATATCAGTATTTGGGAATTTTAATTCAAAGATACTTGGGTCTAATGATGGGTATATAATTCCATCTTTGGTTGCTGATTGTAAATCGTATACATGGCCGTTATAACCACTTGCTGTATCGTATTGGTTTTCAAGAACAACCATTTGTTTTTGTGGGTTATCATCTTCTGGTGGGACGATACTTGCCACACCATCCACTAATGAAATTGCATAAGCAATATCACTTAATATAATTGGTTGTCCAATTTGCCATTTCTTAATATCAAAGTAGTTCTTAACTGAATTAATTGCCTTTAACAATACTTCATTTTTATTAAACCCTCGTTGAGTAAGAATTGAGAATCTACAACTAATATTTACAATATAAGCATCTTTAATATTAATTGCATCTGTTAAAATTCTATATTGTGATAGATATGTTTTTAAATTATTTTTTACAGCGTGGTTTAATGTTACTAAATTCTGATTTGCATTATATCCCAGAGTATAGAAATTTAATGCTAATGGATTAGGTAAAGTACTTATAGATGTGTTTTTAGAAATTTTACCATTCTTAACAATCAGTTTAGTATTTGCCTCTAATTGTTCATCTTGTACGATAAAACATTTAGCAATATTACCATACTTTTGTGGTAATGAATAAACTCTAATTATATAATCCTCTTTAGTAACTGCTCTATTTTGTGAATTAAAATATGCTAATGCATTTTGTCTAACTGTTTCATTAGATTCACCACTTGAACCTCCTGTTGCTGGTTCTGGATTTACAACACTCAAACTCTTTTTCATATCATCTACGGCAGAAGTTGTCAACCCTGTTGAATCAAATTGCCAAACAATATTATCTGTATTTGAAAGTGTTCGAGATAATACATTATCTTTAATAGAACCACCATAACTATAAGTTACAGTTAAGGTAGTATTACTTGGTGCCAATCCAAAAGTTTTTGTTTTCAAAAAGTTACTTGGGTCAAAGGATTCATCTAATTTATTTACACCCATTGATAAAGAAGAACCAACATTATCTGGATTTGGAATTAATTCTTCATCGGGATTTGAACTAATACCTGAACCAAATCTTATTTCTGTTTTACCATCACTACGGACATACTTTGTAAATCTTTTAGCAGTTTTAATTAACTTTAATAAGAAAGGGGATTCCTTTTTATATGATGTTAAATCAGGACTATTGTTATCAGAATTTTCCATTGAAGCAAAAATCGTATCTTGAGCCAGAAATGGGACTTCATACCATTTATCTTCTTTACTATCTGTTATTGAAATAATATCAATTACTTTATTATTACTTAAAATTATTTTATCAAACTTAGTAGCACTACCAAAAGAAAATGTCTGGGAAACTTTGGTACCAGATTTACAAATTCCGTTTTTAATTAATTTATAATGTGTTGGTATAGTAGTTTCAAATTTTGAAATACGTATTTCCATATTATCTAAAGAACTTGATGTTTTAAAATTAATATCATCCATTAATCTAAATGTTGCTCCAGTTGTAGAAGAAAATCCACTATCGGCATTTAATATAGGAGCGTAATCTAAATCTGGTTGGTATGTATCACCAACTTTAAGTGATGGGACTTCTACACTAAATTCACATATTGCTGTAGCAGGACTTGATAATTTTGGTTCATATCCAAATGATTGTGCAATTTTAAATATATTTCTTTTTTCTTCTGCTGAATGTAATAAAGATTCTCTATATTGATTATCAATATAAAATCCTAATACATCTCCTACATATGCTGCCATCTCTATAAACATCATACCTGGACTTGATTCATTAAAGTCATTATATGCACTTGGAAAATATGATTTTGCAAATTCCATTAAATTGCTTCGTATATCAGAAAATTCTCTACCTAAATATTGAACTTCCTTTTTTACTACTTTTTTATTTGTATTATAATCTACAGACATTCTATCCTCCTGTATTAAAAGTAAAAGTTAATGTTTCTGGAGCCTCAGGATCTTCTACATCTACAGTAAATTCTAACTGAACTACTACTGTGTTTGGATTATTCTTATCCTGATAAGTTCCAACATTATGTACTGTAATATAAGGTAGCCATCGTTCCAAAGCTTCTTCTATTGTCTGAGTAATAGATTCTTTAAGTACATCTATTTCTAATGGTTCAAATATTATTCTTGGTAAATTTGATCCAAATGTTGGTTGTCCTGCTCTCTCACCTATTTGAGTTAAAAGTAAATTCTTAATATTAGAAGATGCCTGTTCTTTTATAGTACTTGAGCGTGGAAAAAATCCCTCAGTTCCTGCACCGTATCCTAAAGGAAACTTTAGTCCAAAAAATGAATCTTCATCAGCATTTAATGCTGCTACTGATGGATTGTCTATATCTCGTGTGTTCATTATCTACTACTTTTCATCTTATTGTGTTTCATTAACTTACTATAATCCTTTGTTAAAGCATCTTGTACATGGTCTGGAACTTGATTAGCTGAAACTCCAGCTTCTTTCATAGTTTGTACTGCTCCAACTTCTCGTTGTGTTTGTTTATCTCCACCATAACCTAATAATTCTGATGCTCTTGTTGAATCAAATGCACCACCGCCCATTGTTGGATACTCATCCATTTCTTGTGATTTACTATTTAAACCAACCGTTTCATTTAGTATATCGTTCAGAGTTTGGTTCTCAGTATATTGTACTGGTTCTCTTTTCTTTACTACTTTTTTCTTTCGAACTGGCTGTGTAAGTGATTTGAGAGAAGTAGATTTCTTCTCTGTTATAAATATATGTTTCACCTGTTTTTTAACCTCAATTCGTACTACTTCTTGTATTATTTTTACAAGGTCTTTTTTAGTCATGTCTAACTCCTTTACGCACCAGCTGGTACTTTATAGCCTGTAAATACAGTTGGTACAGTTCCCAATGGAACTCCTATTCCCTGTACTTGTTTTGAATGTGTATCAAATGCTTTTATTAATTGATCAACAAAATCATCTACACTTTTATTTTTCATTCCTTCTGCGTCAATAAATGCCCCAGTAACACCTGGAACTACTACAACACACATATTACTTGAAACGGCTCCTGTCCAATATATTTTTAATGCCGTATCTAATGCAACTGAAAATGGTGGAACTGGTAATGGGTTTTTCAAACACATATTTAACATTCCTGCCATTACTTTCTTTAATGGTGATTTAACTATTATTCCTGGAACAGTTGCACTTCCTTGTCCTTTTTGTGTTCCACCAAGTGGTGGTACTGCGGTTTTAACTGCTTTATCATATGAATCGGCAATTGCCGTTCCTATATCATCACCGTTTTCTAAAGCTGCTTTATACTCAACTCTAAATAATTCCCAACCTATTTTTTCTGCCATTTTATTCTACCGTATTCTTTGGACTTTTTATTGATGGTACACCTAACGCACTTTTTAATTTTTGTAATATAGGTTGTCCCGTAACAACTTGTACAGGACCTGTAGGTGCTAACAATCCAGTTTCAATTAAAGTTAAAATATCATTTAATACCGATTCTAATTTATCACCCAACACCATTGGTTCAGTTGCACTTGAACTACCAATCTTTGTTACTGGTGATTCAATAACAACTTCTGTAACCGCTCCTATAGAAATATTGTTATGGCTGAACATTCCAATATCTCCACCGTTCTTAGTATTAAATATAATCCTATCCGAACTTAATAGAATATTTTTACCTTCATATGGAGCTGTAACTACTTTACTTTCAATTCCTGGAGTAAATTCTAATTTTTGATTTGTTGTTAAGTAAACACTTGAACCGTCTGTATCAATTTTTTCTTCTACTGGTTGTTTTGGTTCTGGAAATTCATCCTTTGATTGTCCAACATTTAAAATAATATTTGGTGAATCAAGATTTTCTTTTTTTATATCACTACCAATTCTTATAGAGTTTCCAAATCTGCCCTCAACAATAACATCACCCTCGTGTGGTAATAATTTACGAGCATCTTTTTCTCTCTGCAAATAATATCCTACATCTATCCCATCATCAGTAGAATTAACTACATCTCTACCTATACTACTAACATTTGAATTCTTTGTGCCCACACTACTAATATCATGTTGAGTATTAAAGTTTGGATTTCCAAAAAAATTTAATTGTGTAGTATAATAAAATTCTCCTTGATAACTTACACCAATCACAATCTCACCAACCGCTGGAACATTGTTTATATTTGGATTCATTGCTCTAAAATTATTACATTTATCAATATTTAAAGAGTGCTGTGAATAGGTAAATCTACCAATAATTCCACCAATATAAGAATAATCTGGTTTACCATCATTATCACCTGTTAGTTTTGGGAATGAAGATAGACTTTCATCTAAATGTACTTCTAAAACTTCTACTGGTTCTAATTCATAAAATAAATCTATATCAGGTTTATTATCTTTTATTGCACTTATAAGTGAATCTGCAGTTTGAATTGAATTACTTACTATAGATCCTTTAGAAGAACCACCTTGACTCTTTTCTATTCTTGGCATTTAATTATCTAACTTGGCCGTTATATTGTCCGAATGATCCTGTAATTCACTTACAGTATGTTCTATACTTGTCATCAATTGTTCTTTCTCTTTATCAGATAACCCGAATTCTTCATCACTATCACCCTGTTTAGAAGCAGTAGCCAACCTCTGAACTATTGTTGCCAACTTAACTAATTGTTCATCATTCTTTACATTGATTTCCAAATACTCTTTTAGCATTGGAATTATTTGCACAGCTGTATCACCATCTTTGATAAACCCAACAACTTCTTTCATCAACACTTCTAACTGTTTTTTATTAGTTACTGAATTATCATAAATATCTTTAAAAACATCTGAAAGGGATTTCCCCTCGAAAACTTCAAAATCGATTGCCATATTATTACCTATTTGTGATTGAATTAGATTCAATAATAAATATTAAAATATTGAAAAATAGGGATATATATTTATATACAACTGTATATACTATTTCATTTTTTGAAATATATACTATAGTTATTACTGTCGGATATAAAATCCGACTAATTGATAACTAACGGGAGATAAAAACCATGAAGGAAATCATAGCACTCGTAAGGGGATGGGTTGATGACATTGCTCATTTACTTTTATCCTTTGTAGCCATTGGTGCCGTTTCCGAAGTCATTTTCGGTAGTGGTATCTTCGGCGTTAATGTTATAGGTAACCTGACATCCATCATAAACAGTTTCGGCGAATCGGGTTTCGCTGGACTCGTCGCATTGTTGGTGTTGGTGGGTTTATTCCGTAAGTAGTACTATATCGGATAGATAACTAAGGGGGTCGTTGTAAATGGCCCCCTTTTTTTATGCCCTTTTCTATTTATATATAACAGTTCGATGGAGCATATTATGAAAACTATACTAACTGGTATCCTTTCACTTTTTATTTTCTTTGGAGCAGTACCTACACTATCATCGATGGATTATAGTGAAAAGGCTGGTATGGAAGAGATAAAGAAAAAGAAAAAAGGTAAGAAGAAGAAAATTTCCAAAAAAGGTAAAAAGAAGAAAAAAGGTTTCTTTTCTAAATTTATTGGAAGTAAATAGTATAAACAAAAAAAAGGGAAAAATTAATTTATTTCCCTTTTTTTTTGCCTATACTTTTTTATTTTCTTGGTTGATTAAACCAACTACCTGTCCATCGAGTCTCGATAGAACCAGTAGCAAGATAAGATTTCTGTAACTGATTGTGGTGTTTCTTCATCACATTAATCACTCTCGTAATATGTTGTGTATTAGAATCTGTCATTTCACGAATCAAAATATACAAAGCTTTCTTATTAAAGTTATCAATATTATCTTTCATATCAATCAACTCAACAACAGCATTTGCAACATCTAAATCTTTCTTCCGTTTAAAAACAGTAGTAAGATTATTTCTCCAGTAATCAGCTAATTGATCTAAGTATTCAACTTTAACTTCACGATTATTCTTTGTAGATTCTTCTGTCATTGCATCTCGTTTATAATCAGTAACCTCTTCACTATCGTGTTGTTTTAATCGTTTGTAATTATTATTATTGTGTAGAATTAAATAATTCTTAGCAACAATACTGAAGTATGAAAAGGCCTTACCCTTACCCTCAGCGAACTTATGCATGTTCATATAAAGGAAGCTAACCACCTCATGCACGACATCTGAACTCGGTACATCAAAGTAATAAAACTTAAATGTATGGATGATATTCTCTGCCAATTTCTCAAATGGTGTACGAATGTGTTCATTATAAATCCTCTCCCGCATATACGGACGATTTTCTTTATTGTGTCTTATGATTGCATTTTCAGTACCTTGATGAAAATAATATCGTGGTGATGATTTTTTTGCTTTTCTTGGCATATTAAATATCCTTTTCTGTTATTTGATTTAAGTCATCTATTACTGTTTTTATTCCCTCGAAAACAGTTCCAATCTCATCATCAGATTCAAACTTTCCCTCGTTATCTAATAGATTCATTGCTGTTTTAGTATCGGTTATTCTTTGAGAATACTCTTCTACCCAATCTTCTAATCGTTCTACCTTTTGTAATTGATTGTATGTTGTCCAACCAAGTACTATAGATAAAATTATTGTAATACCTAATAGTATTTCTAATATCATTTTGTATCTCCAAACAACTCATCAAATAAATCCTTAGCATTATCATTAGAAGTTAATTTAGTTTCAACTTCTGTTGCAACTGCCTTTTTGATATTGATGACTTTTTTGTTTACTTCTTTTCTACTCTTTTGTTCTCCATGTTTCCACTCATCATATTCAATGTGTGTTGCCATAGAATCTGCTTGATGAAGAACATAAGCAATATTTGATTTCAAACTTCTTGATGGTTGATAACCAATATAATAACTTTTATTTGCTTCTTCATACAATCCATCGGTTAATCTCAAACCAATATATTCCTTCTCGGAATACTTAACTCCAAAGTGATTTAACAGAAAGATTGCTCTATCTGTAACTGTCATGAACTGAAGGTCTTCGCCGTGTTTATAGATTAATCCTTGATTCTTACGATGCCAATCTGATTCGTTTGGTACATAATAATCATTTTCTAAATCACCAACTTTACCTAAGTCATGATGTATAGCTGCGAAAACAAGTTCTTCATCAGTATAATTTATTGATGCTCCGTTTTCTTTCCACAACTTATTTATTTTTACAGCTAAATCAGTTACATGAAGTACATGCTCTACATAACCACCTACAAATGCATTGTGATAATGTTCTTTACCACTTGCAGGAGCTATACACATTCTATCTTCAAAGTAATCATACATTTGATTTAACTTTTCCAATCGTTCACCACTAAATGTAATACTTAGTAGTTCGCGAAGTTTAATCCAATTATCTTGGATTTGTTCGGGTGTTAACTGTTTCATTTTCTAATCTCCATTGTTTAGTTTTTCATTTAATTTTTTATTGAATAATTCTTCATAATGTTTTAAATCTTTAGTAGATTCTAAATACTTATTTTTTATTTCATTTAAGTGTAGTAATCTAACATGATTATCTGACAATTCCAAACACTTTCTTTTAATATCTTCAAAAGAATAACACCTTTGCCAATCAGAATAAACCAATTGATTATTACAATCATAATCTTTCCACACTAACGGAATTACATCACAACCTAATGCCTCATTATATCTTGAAGTCAAATGTTCTTCTTGTCCTGGCCAATTAAAACATAAAGTAGTTTTACATTCAGCGATGTGTGGTAAAATGTTTGTCATTTTTTTATCGAATTTATGTGTGTATTTAAAACCATCAAAATAACCAATTAAATTATTACTTATACTTTCATCTTTATAAATTTGTTTTAATATAATATGTCGCTCATCTTCAGAAGGAACTCCCTTCAACATATTTATTTTCATTCTCTCTTTAAGATAATTCTTATTTGTATTTGAACTTTGTGTTAACTCATGAGTTTCATTATCATACCAATCTTTAATGCCTATTTCCTTTTCCTCTGAAGTCAAATCTATTTTAAATCTTTTTGATGTGCCCCAATAACCAAAATCTTTTTTCTTACTGGTATCGAGATTTAATTTTTTAATGTTTAAATATTTTAAATGATGAACTCCCCCTGGAAATTCACTTTCATCTATTCTGTAAAATGTTAAATCTGGTATATCATGAAACACTCTTTCTTTAAATAAATCTATAGTATCAGCCTTATCACTTGAAAGTAAAATAACTTTTCTTGGTTTGGGATTTCTTAATAATCCCTCTCTAATATTTTGAACCATTGTCCACCCCCTACCCAACATTATATTAGATATTCTACCGTATATGTGATATGCAAATTCCGATTCGGTTGGGATAATCAAAACATCAGATTGTTCTATTGCTTCAATATTCCTAATAGTTTTTCTACTCTTTTCTATCTCAAGTAAAGAAACATTATAACTATCATATGGATTTGGATATTCTGTATGTGTCTTTATATAATTGTTACACAAGTGATAAATTGAATCCACGATTTGAGTTAATGGTTCACCTTTATAATATTCACTATTTCTTAATCTAACAAATGTTATTTTCCCACATTCCAAAATAAGGCTCCTTCTGTTGCGTGTTCTTTAATGAATGTCCATGCCTTACTATCGTAAGTTAATGAACTTGGAAATGGTGGTAACTCATCTTTTTTACACTCTTGTTGAAATTTATATTTAGAACGAAATGTTTCCGCTCTTCCCATTTCTAATTCTGTTGTGTTGTGTCCTATTTGAACACCATAAAATTTAGCATTTGGCCATGCTTTCTGTAATCCTCTACTCAATACTCCACTACTCATAACTGTCCAAACTTCCGTTGGATGTTCAAAATGTTTAATAGAATCTAAACTCATTCCTGCTCTACACATTGCCTCAACAATAACAGGATGGTCTCCCCCAAATGGAATTAAATGAGATTCATTCTCTTCACAATAAACTCTGGCCTTATGTTGTATGTTTGATAAATATCCCATCGGAACTTCTATTATTTTACAACCTAAGTTTTCTGCCTCATCAGTTAACCAATATCGTTTTCCTTTAGGAACGGTAACGGTACACTTTACACCCATATCTCTACAGGCATAAGCTAAAGATAATTGAGCATAACCTTGTCGTGGTGAAGCGTAAACAAACTCTTTTACATCAGGTCTTGACGAAACATACATTGTAAATGCTCTTCGTTTAGTTCCACCAGCTAATAAGTCATCTCGAACAACTCTAATTCCATCGTGTTCTTCTACGATTGGTAAATCCAAATCAATAGGACATACAATGTCATCATATCCATAATCTAAAAAATTATCCATTATGTAACATTTCCATACATAATTGTAATTGTTCCTTTCTTAGATTATAAAGATTGTTAGTTTCTAATCCTTCATAACCTTTCCGTACTTCGGTCAACCAATCAATATTCTTCATTTTCAAATTAAAAGTATTTTTCCAGTCTACGGTTTCTACTATTTCCGATATTTCTTCTCGTAAACTACCATTATTCATTCCATAAATTATTGGTAATGTTGTTTGTAAATCTTGAAATTTATTTTCTAATTTGGTTTCTATATCATCATTACTATTTTCTACATTATCAGGTCGTAACATATAGTACATATTTGCACCTTTTAATCCATAAATCTTATCCAATGACTTAGCCAACCAATGTTCACATGAACGGAGTTTTGTATCATTAACTTTAAACTGAGATATTAAATCTATCAATCCACCCTTTTCTGTATATGTAAATGAAGAGTATCCTAACAACTTATCTACTAAAGAAAAAGATGACCACTTCTTTTCGGATGAATATGTATCAAAAATCATACTTCGTGTAACCTCTTCATACCAATCACCGTTTTCTGGATCATTATATATCAATACTTCTTTAAGTACTTGTGTAAGAGACTTCGTACCTGTTTGTACTTTCCTTAATATTTCACCTTGCCACTTGTTCCAACTTGGATATAATTTCTTAGTAATACTATCTATCTGTGTATGAACTTTTAGTAAGGCATATTCATCATCTGTTAGTGGTTTGTTTTGTTCTTCCATCAACATAATAGGATAAAAGTTTGAAGATATTGATCTGTGATTCTGAATATAATTGGAAATCTTTTCCATTGAAGTTAGAATAAAATTATTTTCTTTACTTAGATAATATTCTAACTCATCTATCATATCTCCAAGTTCTCCTTCACTATCAAATATATCTACGATTGCATTTTTCCATTCTACCTCAACCATATTAAGACTACCGCCATCGTAATTTTTCTCGCGATTGTTTTGGTTCTTTACACCTAAACTTTTATTTATCCAAGTACACCAAGTCTTAAAATTATCCACCGATGGTTCGAATTTACAATCAATAAGATATCCACCTAAGTTGCCTGAAGCTTCAACTAAAACATCTTCTAATAATACTCGCTGTTCATCTGTAAAATTTAATTTATTATAATTTACATAAATAAAATCTGATAGTTTATTTTGTAAATGATATGGAAACATATTTGGAGTTCCTTGACGATTAGTAGTTCTTGCAACTTTAATCTCATCTACTGCTCTATCAAATGTTTGTTCATATAAATTTAATATGTTGTTACACAGATTAATTCTTTCTTCATCAGATTTTGGTTCACACTCATTGACTAATTCTTTAGCCTGATTTATTTGTCTCATAAAACGAGTGTATTGATAATGTCTCATTTGTTCAGGTTCGAAAGTATTTAAATCTATTTTCCCTTTTAAGAAAAACCTTACAAACTTATTTAATTGAATAAAATCTCCATTATTTGTATAACTTCCTATCTCGGTACGAAAGATTAACTTCGGTATTTTAGTATCACCAACATAAACAAACTCATTAAACAAAGACTTATCATCAGCACCATCTCGTATCGTAATCATCTTAACAAACAAGTGATTGTTCCTTGACATAGAATCAGAATTAGAAAATTCTGCTTCTGTTTCATTTAATGACATTGTACCCAATGACACTATTGGTTTAGTAACAAAATCTTTTACTTTTAAATTTTCTCTGTAGTTCTCAACATTCTCACGAATCTCTTGATTGTTTTCTTCTGTATGTTCTTTATCCTTTTTCAAGAAGT